CGGGAAGAAGAGAATCATCGAGCTTGTTATCGCTCTGTTGTATTGTATTTTCGACGTTGTCGATTAATTTATCAAGGAATATTTGCAAATCCTTAACATCAAGGGATTTTACGAAATTGTTAATTAGTTGAGTTACGATGTAGACGATCATCGATTTTTTCATTTTTTACCTCCATTTTAGAAAGGAGGTTTCCCCTTGGGCTATTCGCCCAGGGGGAAACGCCTGATTAGCATGACAGCCGTGGCCGCGTCCTTATTCTACAGGCGCGGGGGGCGGTGTATCCTCCACCGGGAGAACATCCGGTTGTGGAGGGGGAGCGGGTGGGAGCAATCCCATTTCCCGCATCTGTTGTTCGTTCTCAGGATTCGACACAAAGTCGAGGAATAACGCAGGATCATTTTTAAATTGACTGCGAATAGAAGAAGTGAGTGAAGAGAACGACTCATTAGCAGAGATGATTTTATTCATAGCGTCATGATAAGTAGGAACGTCAGTTAAATCAGAGTAATCACCGCCATGCTTTGAGACGTGATCGACTAGGCCAGTCTTTTGATACTTAGCCATTATGTGATTAATATCACATTCTTTTTTAAATTGTTGTTGAGTCATGGAAGGACCCTGGGTGGTGAATTGTTTACGCTCAGGGGCGTCATATGGTTTTTTGAATTTCGCCATTGTTATCTACTCCTTATTTGAAAATTTGATGAAGGACGTTGTTGGTCTGAGACTGTTGCACCGAATACCGGAATATTACCAAGAATCTGATTGATAAAACGATTCCAGACCTCACCTTTCATAAGTGAGGGATTAGCGAGTTTATATTTAATGTCGCGTTCTACGATTTTGGATTTTATATGATTCATTTTAGCGACAGCTTGCGCACTAGACGCTTCCGCTGCAACGCGAGCAGCTTGCGCATTAGTAACTTTTACTTGTGCGCGTGTTTGATCCTCTTGAGTTTGATTTAAACCAACGCGCGAAGAAGATTCAGCGACATTCATATTTGTTAAGCGCCCTTGCTGTTGAAGATTATATAGTTGTGCTTTATTTTGTGCTAGGGCGACAGCAGAATTTGAGACTTTTGATAGGCCTTCGATGCCGGCAGCATTTTCATTGACCATAGTTGCTTGCGCGCCTTGAGGCGTAGATGCGCCTCCGGCTTTATATGCAAATATTGGATTTAAGCCGGCAGCTCTCATATCAGCCATGCCACGTTGCCACGATGTATTAGACATACGTTCTTGAAAATCCATCTGGCGTTGAGCTTGAGCTGAATTAGCTGCATTTTGATCTGCGGCACCTTGCGAGCCAGAGATCATACCACCGATCGAACCTCCAATAGAGGCACCAGCAGGACCACCGAAGATTCCTCCAATAGCTGCACCAGCGATAGGAGCTATTTTTGCTATTGATTTAAATAAGCCCATTTTTTTGACTCCTTAGAAATGATCGATCAAGCCTGGGACAGAGTAAATAGGCATCGGACGAGCGCACTTTAGACTGAAATAGGAATCAAATAAGAATTGTGGCTCAGTTTCGACAACGACGACGCGATCAATAGGAGGATCGTCTTGAATCCAAGATTGATTGAGTGTTGGAAGCGTTGCATAGTCCTGTGCTAGATGCCATGAGTCGAGAGTTTGCGCGTCGTTTGATCTGAATTTACCAGTGATTTTTGACGGCTTGTAGCGGTACTCTGCATAGCGTTCTTGATAGCCGAATACATTATCGTCAGCAGCAGAGCCGTCAGCATAGATTTCTTTGTTCAGAACGGCCTGTTCCCCAATATGAGCGAGAGCAGGCCAATAGAAATCATAGCGAGTACTACGTGAGAACATGCGATCCAGACCTTGTTGGTAGGTAAGATCAGCGCGCACATTAACCAGACCAAGGAGAATACAATGCTCAGTAAAGGATTTAGTGAAACCATGATTGTTAATAACTCCTACTCCATAGGCAGCCAAGTTGCCTTGTGGTGATGTGCCGTCAGTTGAAGAAGTTTGGGCCACTGGATTGATATTAATACGAGAAGAGCCACCGCCCAAATATTCAGGGCGGGTCGCGCGGAGATCGGGAGACGTAACACCGAAATGTGATTTTACTATTTCGATGTACCGGGTGCCCCCTCGAGCGTCGCGTTCGAATAGGCGTTGAAGTTGAAAGGCTTGGCGAAGCTCATTGATAGTTGCCGCAGTTGCGTCTGAAAGATCAGCATACATTTCGTGGGCAGCAGAGCTAGTACCATCGAGTAAAGCGTAAGCAGAAGCAGTTCCAAGACGACGCCATTCACTAGAAGTTGAAGAATAAATTGAAGGCGTTTCGCCAGTTACAGCGTCAGTGATTATAGGAGCGACAGTCCCGAGGGGGAGATCAACAGAATCGCCCTTTTGTGGCCACGGCAGACATGATGTGAAGTAGTCATGCCTTTTACATCTACGCAATAAGCTATAGTCCGTGGAAGTATCGGGCCCGTCGTCAGTGTCAACGACGACAGAGTCGATGAGGTTTTGATCCCTGAACCATTCATTGTAAATAAGATTGTATGCACGATGATAAAGAGAATGATGTTCAAGGTCAGCGATTTGAGTAGGTATACCGAAATAATCCGATAACGAACCGTTTGCATGTCCAACCGATGCAGGCGCGGGCATAGTAGGAACGACATAATCTGTTGAATCTCCCGGGTTTTTTTGTTCGCCGTTAAATTTTTGCCAATTATCCCAAATTAGACGAATAGGAACACTGAAGAAAAAAGTGTCCATATGAACATTATCCATAAACGGGTGTAGAGGCGTAGCCATACGAGCGAAAGCGGTCATATTTAGATTGAAAGTATCACCGGGAAGAGCTTCATCGACGAATATGGGAACTAGATAACCACTGTCAAATGTGGTTTTTAGACCGCAGGAACGATTAAAGCTTGATCGTGGTATGTCAGCTTTTGGGACTTGGCTGAACATATGTTGCATAACTGATTTCATTTTTAGTCCTCCGTGCTAGTGCCGCCAATAGCGACGACGTTGTCGATATGTTCGTGAAGGTTTGTTTGTGTTTTGAATTCTACGAGATTGCCAAGAGAGTGTTTATTAACTGTGATAGTTGCGTCCTGATCGTCGAATTCTCCGATATAGAAAAGAGTATAATCGCTTGTATGACGAGCGAAATTATGATTAGGATCAGACAGACAATCGACCACAGCCCTAACAGCTTGTCCATTGGTGTCCAGGAAGAACGGTTGCAGATATGCTTCTGATTTTTCGTCATAGATTGTATAGATTTTTTTAACCATTTCAATTTGCCTCCAATTTTCTAATAAGTTTGGTAAATCTTGCCGTTTGGCATTTTTCGCGATCTCGTAATCGACGTGTAGAGCAATCTTTTTGATGTGCCAAGGCTTTAGCATCCCTTTTTGCCTTTAGTTTAAGTAATTCGAACCTGTCCTGATTCTCCAGAAGTGTATCATAATATTTGGGTGTTTTTACCTCCTTACCGTTGATTATGCATTTATCGTAATTATAGAGGTCAGCTTTGAATAGGTCATACCAACCTTTACCGATTCCATTACTCATTGTTGTATATTCTGGTTTTCGGCCTTGATAGTAATCCGGGGCATCGTCTCCAAATATTTTTTTAGTGATGTATCGAGCAGTATAAGCGGCAGACTCAAAAGTAACGTCACCAATAATAGAATAACCAAAAGGCCACAGACCCGACAGCGTTTCGGAAGTATATGAAGTAATGCCATTATTGGACGAGTAAGGAATCTTATCATTAAAATCAAAATTAAATATACATGCGTGAAAGTGAGGCCTTCCGAGTGATTTTATAAATCTGTGTTTGTTTAAAGCCTCGCATTCGCTCCGGTTGTGACCACAAATAGCACATTGTTCGCCGTATTCGCCACAGTGATAATATCGAATGTTTTTGCCGAATTTTTTTCTCAGTCGTTTCATGAATTTTTGAAAGTCCTTTACATCTAAAGACTTGTCGACTGGTAAATTTTGATCGTTATAGGTGAGTGTTACAAAGCAGTTTTCATCATATAATGAAGCCTCATGTACACACCTGATAGCCCATTGTCTTGAACGATCTAGACGGCAGCCGATACATTGACCGCAAGGGATTTCTAGTTCGAGGTCCTCGAAGCCCTGTTTTTTATCGAATACGATTGAACGTTTACCGGATTCGTTTGCCGTTCGTGATCTCCAACCCCGTAAAGGATTGAAGCAGGGCATTACATTCTGATGCCTCCTCGCATCGGATTCCAATTGTTGGGTGATGCCGTTCTAACAGCATTTTTAGTGAAGTACTTTTTCGATCGTTTTTTTTGGATTTTTTTGCGTCGCATGGTAGCTCCTTTTTTTTTGGGAGTGAGCGGTGTCACTCCGACCAGTTACATCAAGAGGGGAACTGGTCAGTGATCCGGAAAATCCGGAATATTGAATAGCTCCCGCACAAGGCGGAGGCCGGGAAGAAGAGAATCATCGAGCTTGTTATCGCTCTGTTGTATTGTATTTTCGACGTTGTCGATTAATTTATCAAGGAATATTTGCAAATCCTTAACAT